ATGAAAAGCCTCACGCGATTCATTGCATCGAAGCTAAAGCTCCGGGTCAACGAGCAGAAAAGTGCGGTGGCACGACCAGGGGATCGGAAGTTTCTCGGGTTCAGCTTCACGAAGGCAGGCGTACCAAAGCGGCGGATAGCGCCGAAAGCGGTGGACCGCTTCAAGCAGCGAGTACGAGAACTGACGCGCCGGACGCGCGGGGTGAGCACCGAACGAATGGCTGCTGATCTGTCGCGGTATCTTCGCGGCTGGATCGGCTACTTCGGCAAGTGTCAAACACCCTCAGTGTTGCAAAGCCTCGAGGAGTGGACCCGACGCCGGTTACGGTCGGCTATCTGGAAGCAGTGGAAACGAGGTTCGGTGCGATTTGCTGAACTGCGAAAACGGGGTGTGGGTAAGGACCTTGCCGCTCAAACGGCGGGCAGCGCTCACGGTCCGTGGCGGCTCGCGTGTAGTCCGGCGCTTTCGATTGCACTGCCCAATGCTTACTTCGACTCGCTCGGGGTTCCGAGATTGACTGTCGGCTGATTGCTCAACCCGCCGAACCGCCGGATGCGGACCCGCATGTCCGGTGGTGTGGGAGGGGAGGAGCCGTGAGGCTTCCCCCTATCCCGATTTGGGGAGGAGTACATGACTCGGAGAAGAGGCCCGGCAAAGAAAATACAAGACCTGCTCGCAAAGGTCGAAAAAAAGCTGAAGGGCGATGACATCAAGTTCACGGTCGGAGATTTTCTACGGCTGCTGCAGGCGCAGCAGGAGTTCGATCGCGAAACACCGCGCGATATCGAGGTTACATGGATCGACTCGTTGGCGGCAACAAGCGAAAGCGAGGGATAGTCTATTCGCCGCTGCCGTCGCAGCGGAAGTTTCACGGATCGGCGGCGAGGTTCAAAGGCTACTCGGGGCCGATCGGCTCGGTAAGAGCGCAGCACTTTGTCACGAAGCTATCAAGCTCAGTTACCTGAATCCAGGGTTAACGGGTCTGATTGGCGCTCCGACTTACCCGATGCTTCGGGACGCAACGCTGACACGCCTTAACGCAGGTGTTGGATGCCAACGGTATTCCATACGACCTGAACAAGAGCGAGTTCGTGCTGACGATGAAGGACACTCGGTCGCGCATACTGCTGCGATCGATGGACGAATTCGAGCGGCTGCGCGGAACCAACCTGTCATGGTTCGGTGTCGACGAGTTGAGCTACACGACCGAAGAAGCGTGGCTCCGACTCGAAGGCCGTCTTCGAGATCCGAAAGCGAAGCGCTTGTGCGGCTTTGCCGTGTGGACGCCGAAGGGACACGATTGGGTGCATCGACGGTTCATCGGCAACCCTGTGGACGGCTACGACGTGATCGTCGCGAAGCCCTTCGAGAACCGGCACATTCTGGATCAGATTCCGGACTTCTACGAGCGGCTGAAGTCGAGCTACGACGAGAAGTTCTTCCGGCAAGAGGTGCTCGGGAATATCTAGCAGCCGACTCGGGTTGGTGTATCACACGTTCAACCGCACGACTCACGTCGCGGAGACGCGGTTGGATCTGGGCCTGCCTCTGTACTGGGCGGTCGACTTCAACGTAGATCCGATGTGCTCGATCGTGGCTCAGCGCGTCGGCGACTCGATTCACGTCCTGGACGAAATCGTGCTCAGCCGAGTGAGTACGTGGGAGGCGTGCCAGACGTTTTGGAATCGCTTCAGCCGGTATACGGGGAGCGGCCTCGGTCGTGTACGGGGACGCTTCGGGCAACAACCTGAGGACGACCGGGTCGAGCGATACCAGATCATGCGGGACTTCTTTACGCGGACGGCGCAACGCTTCATCGATTACCGGGTGCCGAAGTCGAACCCGGCCGTTCGGGATCGAGTGTTGATGGTGAACGCGAAGCTCCGCTCGGCGAACGGTGAAGTACAGATGCGGGTAGCGCCGCAGTGCCGGGAACTCATCCGCGATCTGGAAGAAGTGGTCTGGAGACCCGGCACGACGCAGATTGACAAGGATCGCGACCCGAAGCGGACGCACTTGTCCGATGCAGCTGGGCTATTTGGTGTGGCAAGAGACACGCACACCGGTGATTTACGGCGATCAGCCGCACAGGCTTTTGTAAGGAGAGGCAAGTTGCAGAACATCAATGTGGAACATCCGGACTACGTGAGCCGGAAAGCGATGTGGCGCAAGTACCGCGACCTGTACGTCGGCGGCGAGCAGTTGAAAGAGCATGCGTCCGAATACCTTGCGCCGCGGCAGAAGGAACCCGCGGACGTGTACGGCGAGCGGCTCAGCAAGGTCTTTACGAAACTACGTCGGGTCGATCATCGACTGGTACGCGGCGACTCTGTTCCGGCGCGAACCGGAGTTGCACATCGAGGGCACATCGAAGCACGGGCGGACATTCTTCAGCGAGTTCACGGAGGATTGCGATCTCAAGGGAACCACCATCAGCGACTTCTTTCGCAAGCAGTTGATCGAGTCGCTGGTATCTGGGGTCTCCTACACGCTGGTGGATTTCCGAAGTGCTCGATGACCGTCGGAAGCCGCGCGGAAGAGGACCTGATCGGCGCCTCTCGCGGATATCTCGTCGACTGCCCCGCCGAGAGCCTCATCAATTGGAGTCTCGACGACAGCCGGCAGCTTCGAGTGGGTGGTGTTGCGGACGGAGTACCTCCGCAAGAGCGGCCCCGACGCGCCTTCGTCGATAAGGAGACGGTGTGGCGCTACTACGACCGGACGACATACCGTACGTATCGCAGAGGCCAGGACCGTGATGCGCAGGTGGAACTCGTTGACGAGGGACTTCATGCTCTCGCGGCGCAGCGGCGGGTGCCGCTGTTCGAACTGAAGGTCAGCGACGGCTTGTGGTTGATGAACAAAGCCGGCCTTCTGCAGTTGGAGCACTTCAACAAGTCGAATGCGCTCTCATGGGCGCTGACGATGGGCCTGTTCGCGACGCCGGTGATCTACTCCGAGCGGCCGTGGAACCAGATCGTCAGCGAGTCGTACTACATCCAACTCGCGCCGACGACCGGTTCGGCTGGACCGAGCCGGAGGGTCACGTCTACCAGATCGCGGCGGAGAACCTGTCGCGCTTACAGGAAGAGATCTACCGGGTGTGTTACCTGATGACCCAGTCGACGGGGAGTAACACCCCGGCCTCGGCCCAGTCGGGGCTGAGTAAGGTGCGGGATTTCGCAATCACGCAGGAAGTATTACGGGCGTACGGCGACGCAGTGAAGGATACGTTGAAACGCGTCATGCGAGCGGTGCAAGCAGCGCGATGCGATGACCTGCAGATCGACGTTCGGGCCTGGACGACTTCGATATCGCGACTTCAGCACCGATTTGCAGACGCCGAGCGGCTGCTGTCGCTCGGCATCGAGTCGCCAACCATGAAACGCCAGGTGTTCAAGCGCTTGGCTTACAAGTACCTGTGCGATGTCCGGCAGGAAGTGAAGGACCGGATCGCGAGGGAGATCGACGATAGCTTCGAACGAAGCTAACGGACGTTCGGGGAGAGGAGACTATGGAAGAACATACAGCAAACGGTGGATCAAATTCCGAAGAGAAGCTCGATGTACGCACCTTGATACGTAGCGCGATCGAGGAGTACGCGAGGGTGGAGCAAACCAAGGTAGAACCGGCTTACAAGGTCGAGTTACTCGAAGAAAAGAAGCGGCGCGAACAACTCGAGCGACGCTTGAACGAACTGGTGGAGGAAAACCGGCGCAGCCGCGAGATGGCCGAGGAAGTAGAACGTCACTCGAATATCCGGTCCGAACTGCAGCGGCTGGGCGTAACGAAGGTCGACCTGGCGTTCAAAGCAGTGCGCGATGACATTCAACGCGGCGCAGACGGACGCCTGATCGCCAAGACAGACAGTGGCGAAGTCGGCGTTCGCGAGTACCTTACCTCGTTTCTGAACGACAACCCGGAACTGCTTCCGGGACGAATTCAGGGTGGATCGGGCGCAGGCTCGGGGCACAAGGCCCCGATCACGGCAGGCACGATCGACATCGACAAGATCCGGCCGGGCATGAGCGCGGAAGAGCTCGACAAAGTCCGGCAGGAGATTGCACGCATCGCGGGTCATTCTGTCCGCGGCGTGTAATCAGTAGCGGCGGCCTTTCCAGACATACATGTCATTCGTAACGGATGTAAGTAGAGGTGTATCTGCGGGCCGGAAATTTGTAAGTGAAAGAAGACAGGAGAAAAGATCGTTGGCGGTAATCACTTCAGCCAATTTGGCGAATGCAATCGTGAAGCTCGTCGCGGTGGACGCGCTTCCCGCGCTGGTGGGGAACCTGGTGATGGGCAACCTCGTCAACCGGGACTTCGAGCCCACCTGGCGCAGGCAGGCGATACGGTCAACGTGCCGATTCCTCCGACGCTCGTCGCCAACAACATTGCCGAGGGCGGCACCGTGATCGCACAGAGCCCCAACGTGGGCAACGCTTCGATCGTGTTGAACACGCATGCGAAGCGACGTTCCAGATTCCGGACGTGACGAAGATCCTGGCAGTGCCGGATCTGTTGAAGCTGTACATGCAACCGGCGGTGATCGCGCTGGCCGAGAAGATCGAGAAGGACTTGCTCGGACTGTACGCGCAGTTTCGGCGAATCCGATTGTCGGCACCGGCGGCTCCGCGTTAACGGAAGCGGCAGTCGATCTGGCTGAAACGGCCCTGTTCAACTCGAAGGTCCCGGCCAGCCAACCGAAGTACCTGGTGGTGGACGGCACGGCTTATTCGCAGCTGCGGCAGATCCCGCGGTTCAGCGAATACAGCAGCGCTGGCGAAGCGGGCCTGCGCGCCTTGATTGACGGCAATGTCGGCAAGATCAAGGACTTCTACGTGTTCCGTTCGCAGTTCGTGCCCAAGACGGCGTGACCCCGGTCACCACGCAAAATATGGCGTTCTCGCGGAACGCGATCGGCTTGGTCACTCGCCGGCTGCCGCAACCGCTTCCGGTACAGGCGCCATCGCCGAGTACGCCGAAATGGGCAACTTCGGTGTGCGCGTCCTGATGAGCTATGCGCCTAACACCCTGGCGCAGCAGTTCACCGTCGATGTGCTGTACGGCTGTGCGGTCCTTCGCGCCGACCACGGCGTCCAGGTTCGCAGCTAGTCGCAACCGCAACCAAGAGAGGGGCTCCGGCACGCCGGGGCCCCTTGTCATTTCAGGCTTTAAAAGAAGGAGAGGCGAGTGGACATTCGAATGTACTTCCAGAAGATTCGCGAGATCGAGCGCAGCATCGCGGATCCGTTCCCGGTGGTGGTCAGCCTCGAGACGCAAGAGGGCGGAAAGGCGGGCGCCGCTGCTGAGGTGAGCCGCGAAATCGCGGCCAGGTTCGTGGTGGACGGCAAGGTTCGACTTGCAACCGAAGACGAGCGGGCCGCATTCCATGCCGAGTCGAATGCAGCGTTGGCCGCGGCCGAAGAGGCGCTGGTCGCGAGCAAAATTCAATTCACAGTAGTGCACGACCACAGCGGGCGTAGCAGCAAGAACCGCGCCGAGAAGGGGTGACGCCATGCTGTTCACGGACGGAATCATCCTGTGCCCGGAGACCTTGCGCGAACACGATAACTAGTTTTGGAGATCGCCAGCACCGAGTCGATCGAACTCAGTTCCAAACTGCAGGTGGCGCAGCGATGGGTGGGTTACGAACTGGCTTCGTTCCTGATGAATCGTGAAGCAGGCGTCGGCATGTCGCATGTGTTCGTCAACGATGAGTTGCGGGACCTGCTTGCGGTGCAGACGCTCGCCGCGGTGTACCGGGATGCGTACTACCGGCACTTGAACGACCGGTATGAAGGTCGCGCAAAAGAGTTCACCGCGCTGGCCGAGCGGTCGCTGCAGCGGTTGCTACAGAACGGTGTCGGGCTGGTCACGTTCGCCGTGCCGCGCGCCCCACAACCACAAGTGGATGCCGCTGTAGCTGGCGGTCTTCCTCCTGACATGTACACAGTCCAAATCGCGTGGCAGCATTCGTCGGGCACGGTCGGCGAGTGGAGTGAGGCTGTGATGACGGAGGTTGCCGACGGCGGACTGACGGTGATTCCTCCAATTGCGCCACTCGGCGTTTCGGGATGGCATCTGCTCCTTGGCTTCAACTCCGAGGCGGCAACCCGCCAGAACGAGGCACCTATCGCACCATCGATGGCGTGGACGCAAGCGGCGGCTCTGCGGAGCGATCTGCTGGCGCCACAGCCGAGCGCCCCGGACATCTACATCCGAAGCACGACGCCGCGGGTTCGGAGGTAGTCATGGCGCGAATCGGGTCAATGGCAGTAGGGACGCTGGCGGGGTATCTGCGCGGTCCCGAAGGTTTGCCAGAGAAGATTGCGAAGCTCACGGCTGCAAGTCAGTTTGAGATAGGACCGATCACGGCCGTGGATATCCTCGAGCGGCAAGTGGCTGCGGACGTCGCAGAGAAGACCTCCGGCGTGCGGTATCCCGCAGTTCACATCTACTGTGGGCGCATGGTTAACGACGTTCGGGAGAAGTTCCGAACCTTCTCGGGCACGGCGGACCTCACCGTGGAGACGCGAGTCTCCCACGAGCATATGGACGATCTGCAGATCATGCTGCAGACCTTCGTCGAAGCGATAACGGACATTCTGGACAAGAAGCGTGGACGGTGGGTTCCGGGCGTGTTCTACACCGGAGGCTACACGGTCCAGTTTGGTCCCATCAAGCGCGGTGGCCGCAACTTTCTGCAGGCCGCCAAAGTGGAACTAACAGTCAACATAAGCATGGAGTAACTCAGGGAAATGTCTTGTTACATCTCTTCGAACGAAAATCGGTTCTATGCGGGCGCAGAGTCCAGCTACGGGCAAACACCGTCGGTGACCGCGGCCAACCGCATTCCCGCGGTGAAGCTCGGCATCAAACACACGACGGAGCAGCCGCAGCGCCGCGACAAGGTCGGCGGACGCAGCTTCGCGGGTTCACCTACGGGGCTGCGCCGCAACACTGCCTATCAGCTAAGAACGTACCTGACGTCGTGGGCGAATGAGGCCGAGCAGCCAGGTTACGGGCCGTTGTTTCGAGCTGCGATGGGAGCTGCACCGCGGCTTCACAACGGAGCTATCCTGGGCGGCGGCTCCACGGATCGGCTGCTGCGCTTCGTGGGTCGGCCACGCCCTAGTAACCGGACAGGCAGTTGCCGTGGGTGGTGAACTCCGGTTCGTCAGTGCGGTCCCGGACGACGTGACGGTAGAACTCAACGCGCCCCTGAGCACCGCGGCGAACTCAGGCCAGAGTACGGGGCCTACCATCACTTACTCCTTGGGTAAGTCGCTTCCTAGCGTTAGTATCTTCGATTACTGGTTACCGGCAGAATCGGTACAGCGAGTGCTGTGCGGCGCCGTCGTGAATGAGATGAAGATCCTGGTGAACTCCGATTACCACGAGTTTCCATTTCGCGGGTCCCGCGCAGGACCTCATCGACAGCATGACGTTCGAGGCAGGGCAGGGCGAACTCACTGCGTTTCCCGAGGAACCCGAACCGGCCGATTTCGATTACTCCATCGTACCGGGCCACATGGGGCAGGTCTGGCTTGGTGTGACGCCGAACCGCGTCTTCACGCTAACGGCTGCGGAGATTTCGATGAACAACAACACCGACGCTCGGAACCGCGAGTTCGGGAGTCCGCTGATTCGCTGTATCGCGCCCGGTGTCCGAAAGGTTGAGCTCGACTTCGAACTCTACGGGTCGGACGACGACAGCACGACTGCGTTGTACGCGGCCGCAAAGCAGAGGTCGCCGTTCGGCGCGATGTTCCAATTGGGCGAGCAGCCCGGCCAGATGTTCGGCGCGTACGCCAAGAGCGTGGTCGCGGAGACACCGCAGTTCGATGATTCGGAAACTCGTGTCCGCTGGAAGTTCTCGGGCGCCCGAGCGCACGGCAGCTCGGATGACGAACTCGTGATCGCGTTCGGGTGACGCCATGCAGTTCGAAAGCACCAGAACCATTCAGTCGGAAGCATGCGTGGGCGTGGCGTTCACGATCGCGCGATGACTTCGGGCGCCGTGTCGACTTGATGCGGCGGGTCCGCCAGCTGAGCGCAAAGTTCGAGTTCGCCAGAGCAGGGCAGGAGATTGCGGATCGCGTGGAGGCGAGCATCGTTGCTGCGTCCATTGACGAGGCTTACTTGCGCTGGGGACTGGTGGGGCTGCAAGGGCTCGAGATAGACGGCCGCGTCGCCGACGTCGACGCGCTCATCTCTTCCGGGCCTGAGCCCCTTTGCCGCGAGATCGTAACGGCGATCAAACACGAGTGTGCCCTCACGGAAGAAGAACGAAAAAACTAACAGTCGCCTTTCACTTTCTCTTCGCGAACCAGGCCGCGTGGAGGTGCGACACATGTCGATCGCAAGGCCTGGATCGAAAGCGCAGATGCGGATGGCGGGAGGCGGACGCTGCTGCTGACAGCGGCCCGCGTGTCGTTTGGGCGAGGAAGGGCGTGGCGGTGAGCGCGTGCCCGAAGTCAGTGATTACGGGCGACAGCTTGGCCTTGATAGAGGAATTCCAAGCCCGCCGCGTGTTCGGCGATTTCGGCTCGGTCAATGATATGCCCGCGCGTAGCGTAGACGCCTTCCAAATGCTTGACCAGTTGTTGGCGAAGGAGAGATCGGATGAATCGTGAGATGGAAGAGTTGCTACGGGCGGCCGCGTACGACGGTGTCGTCCAGAGTGGCGCGGCGCCACTGAACTTGCCGCAGCCGGGGGGAGCAAGTGCTGCGGGACGCCCCGCGGACGCAGCGACCCTCGCCGTCGAGGTGCGGCGATTGGTTGACGTCGTAACGACCGTCGCGCCCTCAGCAGTGAGTCCGCGGATGGGGAGCAGTCGATCGCAAGGTTCAGAGCAGAGCACTGCCGAGACCGTTTTGCGCACGGCAGCGATGATGACCGGCGTCGGGCCTCTGGTAGGCGGCCTAATGAAGCTGTTCGGCTCGGATGGCCCCGAACCCCTTGCACCACTCGAGAAGTTCCGGGCGCCGTCGCGCCTCTCAGTGGAGGCGGGGCTCACGGCTGATCGCGAGTACGCCTCGATTCGTTACGGGCAGGGTGGCTTGCCGGCGGCAACTTCGGAGAACACCAAGACCGCGCCAACCGTAAATGTAAATATCCAAGCACTGGATAGCCGGTCCTTTCTCGACCGACAGGACGACATCGCCCGCGCTGTCCGGGAGGCGATGCTGCACTCGAATTCATTGAATGACGTTGTACTGGAGCTTTGATTCATGGCTAGGTTTCCAAAACTCACGACGGGCGCGGTCACGCAGTATCCGTCAGCAAGACAGACCGCTTATTCGACGACGGTAAAGCGGTTCGTCGACGGCAAGGAGCAACGGTTCCGCGATCTAGGTAAGCCTGTCCGTAAGTGGGCAGTCAAACTGCGGCACGTGTCCGAAGAAGAAGTCGGCAAGCTCGCGAGTTTGTTCCTGGCGGTGCAAGGGGAGTTCGGGTCGTTCAGCTTTGTCGATCCGTGGGACGGCACGGAGTATCCCGACTGCAGCTTCGAACATGAGATGTTCGAGATAGTCGCACTCGCGGACGGCAGATACGAAAGTCAATTGCTGATTCGGAACAACGCATCGTGAGCACTCTACTTTTTCCACAACTCGCGACTGGGAGTGTCGCCCAGTTTCCCGCGCGCAAGCACGTGTTGCAGAGAACGCTCGTCAACACTTCGCCGGGCGGCAGCTTCGTGAAAATGGCCGACCCCGAGGCCGGTGGTTGCGTATGGGACCTGTCCTTTACCGGGCTAACGGACGCCGAGATTGCGGCGTTCGAATCACTGTTCCAGGCCTGTGAGGGGCGACTCCGCGATTTCCTGTTCTTGGATCCGCTCGGGAACCTTCTGAACTGGACGGAGGATCTTTCGAAATCGGTGTGGCAGACGGGAATGCAGGTGGTGGGAGGCCAAGAGGACCCGGCCGGTGGTACGGCGGCGGCTCGGGTGACGAACGCCGCGCAGGGCTGCGCAGAGCATCACGCAGACTGTGGATGCGCCGGGGACCTTTCGCTATACGTTCAGCGTTTGGGTCCGGTCGCTATCAGCCGCTAGCGTCGGACTCCGACTCCACAATACGACCGGATCCATCGCAGTTACTCGTCCTGTGTTGGAAGAATGGCAGCGGATCACTGTATCCGGCGAACTGCAGGGCGGGCGACAACATCGCAGTCGCAGTGGAGATTCCGGCAGCGTGCGCGGTGGATATCTACGGCCCTCAATTGGAGCCGCAGAGCGATGCATCAGGATATCGGCACGCGACAGACTCGTCGGGCGTATACCGTGCACGCTTTGATCAGGACAAGTTCGAGCAGGTTACCAACGGCCCTGACGATCACGCGGTAAGGATTCGAGTTCGAGAGGTTAGAACATGACGATTCATGAGATCAAACGCGAGTCCGTCACCGAGACACCGCTGCTGCTATTCGACTGCGAACTCGCAAACGGGTCGGTAGAGCGGTGGAGTACGCACCAAGTGGCGCTCGGAAGTCGAAATTACAAAGGACGAGTGCAGCGGCACAACGTGTTCGACATACGGTCGGGCGCCGACGATGGAATCGATGCGCTTGCGAAGGTGTCGCTCACCCTTGCGAATGCGGACTCGTACTTCTCGCAGATTGAGCGTGCAGCCGGGTGGAAGGGCGCTCGATTGACCGTGCGATTCGTGTTCCTGAACGCTCGGACTGGCGAAGCGGCGTCCGACGAGATGGTGATGTTCCGCGGGGCTTGTAATCCGCCGGACGAGATCACCGAATCAACCATCCGGCTGACGTTCATGAGCCGGCTAAGCTTACAGCGCACACTCCTGCCCGACGTGCGGATCCAGCGGCGATGCCCGTGGATGTTCCCGTCTTCGCAGGCTCAGCGTGAGATGGCGGTTGATGGCGGCCCGCGCGGACAGTACTCGCCGTTCTACCGCTGCGGCTATTCTGCCGGCGTAACTGGCGGGGCGGGGAACCTGAATGGAGGCGCGCCGTTTACCTCGTGTGATTACACTCGCGCTTCGTGCGAGGCACGGGGCATGTTCGATGTGGATGCCGCCAGCCTGACGACGCGGCGCTTCGGCGGCGTCGAGTTCTTGCCCTCCACCATTGCCGTGAAGAGCTACGGCGAAAAAGGCTCGCACCAGAGTGGTGCGCTGGAGAACGAGGGGCGCTACAACGATTTCGTCCCGCTCGTGTACGGAACCGCATGGTACAGGCCTCCCATCGTGTTTGCGCGCAACGACGGCAACCTGACCCACATGGAAGTGCTATTGGGAATGGGGCCGATCGAGGGCGTGACGAAGGTATTGGTGAACGATATCGAGCTTCCTGCCGGGGACTCGGCGCAGAAGCCGACTGCAACGGGCTGGTTCAATGTCGCGAGCGCCGGCTGGCGCGATGGCGAGTTCAACCTTGATTTTACCGACCGCTCGGGTAAGCCGCTCGGCGATCCATATGGAAGCATGGCCGTGCTCTCCGTGGTAGTTCCGAATCGGATTAGCGACGGACGCAGTATGCCGCGCGTGGAGGTCTTGGCGAAGGGGATGAAACTGCCGGTCTACGAGACCGGCGGTGGGTACGTTGCGCACTTGTTCACGAACAATCCGGCGTGGGTGTTGCTCGACCTTCTGCGGCGAAGCGGCTGGTCGGCCGATGAGATCGACTTCGGTTCGTTCGCGCGGACGGCTGCGTACTGCGAGGAGCCCATCCAGACAACGGACCTGAACGGCACGGGTCGAACGATTCCGCGCTTCCAGTGCAATCTGGTCGTTCGCAAACGGCGCAGCTCCGCGGACGTCATTCGTGGCGTTCGCAATGGTGCGGCGTTGTATCTCACCTACGGCGCTGATGGAAAGCTCGAACTCGGGGCTGAGTCGTCGATAGCAATCCAGCAGGGGGAGAAGCCCGCGTGCTCGAACAGCACGGAGCAACTCGACGGTGGGTGGCCGGCTTACGAATTCGGCGACGCAACCTCCGAGTTTTCGGACATTGTGCGGAAGGGCTCGGGCGAGCCGGCGTTCCGGATGTTCTCGCGAACGACAGCCGAGACACCGAACCGGTACAGCATCGAATTCCAGGATGAGTTCAACGCATATCAGCAAGACAGCATGTCTTTGGTGGATATCGACGATGCGGTGCTTGCAGGCCAGGAGATCAGCGCCAGTCTGACCGCGCTCGGCCTGCCGAACTTTAGCCAGGCCGGTCGCGTGCTTCGGCTGCAGTTGGACAAATCCATTCGCGGAAACACCTATGTCGATTTCGAGACCGGCGTCCGCGGTGTCGGGTTGAAACCGGGTGACCTGATTACCGTCACGTACGCGAAAGAAGGCCTGCAGCGGCAATTGTTCCGCATCGTGCGGATGTCGCCGGGCTTGAACTACGACTCGATCGGCATCGTCGCTCAGATTCACGATGATGAGTGGTATGTCGGGGGCGGTGGTGAGTCGGGCGTGATCGGCGGTGGCCGGCAACCGGTAATCGACGCTGCCTTGCCGAGGCCGCTGGTAGGCACTGCGCTGGATGACGAGGGGTATTCGACCTTCGACATCGAAGAGAAGCCGATAGAAACGGCTGACGGTTCCTACGAAGTGGAGTTGTCGGTGTCGTTTGCGACTCCCGCACGACCTTCGAAGAACGCTCCGTCAGTGCCGCTGATGAGCTTGGCTCCACAAGTATCGCAGTCGGGTGGGACGTTGAAGGGCGGCCGCAATTATTACTATGCGGTCAGTGCCATCGGGGCAGATGGCGAGGAGAGTCCGCTGTCGTTCGTCGCGAGAGCAACCGCGATCGCAGGGTCCGACACATACAGGGTGACGCTGCACGATCTGAGCTTCGCCCCAGGCACCGCGTCATTCAACGTGTATCGCGGACCCAATCCTACGCAGTTGCTGCGAGTCGCCGCCGAGGAGCCACTTGCAGCCTCGTGGTCAGACTCCGGAGCCGACGAAGAACTCGCGGCGCCGCCTGACGCGAACTATGACCACGCGAACTTCTACTGGCGGCTCGAACTCCTTCCACAAGTGGCGGCCGCGATGCACGGCGAAACTTCGGTTGGAAACTCCGATCTCGCAATGCTGCCGAACGAGTACAGAGGCAAACTTGCTCGGATTGCGAAGGGCAAAGGCCGTGGCCAGGAGCGGCTGATTACTTCCAACACCGAGACGACTATCACGGTGTCGCCGAAGTGGGACGTCGAGCCGGACTCTTCGAGTTCGTTTGTCGTAGCCGACACCTCGTGGAACTTCGCGGCCCTGTCGGAGACCAGCCCGGCGGTGTTCCGGGTGCCCAATCGTGAAGGTGCAGGCATCCAGGTCTCCGGCCGAGCGGCGAACGTGCACGATCGCGAATGCTCCTACGAACTGTCACCGCTAACACCCTGGGTGATAGGCGGAGCAGCGGCCGACAACGCCGTGCCCCCGAAGCCGTCGTTCGGTTTGAGTTCGGCGGGCCAAGGCGTGTGTGAGATCGCCGCTATTGCGTTCAGCGATCTCGAGAACACTCGCAGCATCTCGGCCGGAAGCTTGACCTTGCACTACTGGAACGAGCTTGCTGGTACGACGACTCTGGAACTGGTCAACGCGGTGGATGCCGAAGCAACGGACATGCGGTTGAACCAGGACGGGCAATTGTTCGTTGGGTCGATGATCCAGATGGGCAGTGAGATCGTCGTGGTGGACGAGATTGCGGAGAACAAGCTGGACATAGTCGTACAGCGCGGCGCTTTCGGCAGCACGGCCGTGGAGCACGATGCGGAAGCGAAAGCGTGGCACTTGCAACGTAAGCGTTCGCGTTGCCGTTCGTGCGCGGGATATTCGGGACACCGGCAGCGGCAGCTATAGTCAAACGCTGATCGTGCCGGATATACGGATCGTGGTGGCCGAGCTATACGTCACCAACGTCAAGGGGAACAGCCGGGTCGGCTGGAACTGCTATAGCAGGTTGGCTGACGGTGGCATTCGCACGCTGTCCGGCGGGCAGTTCTCGATGCAAGTGGACGGCCCGCTGTCTGTGCAAGCTGACGCCGTGCCGCGCATCAGCATCGAGGCGCCGCATGCGCTGCGAGACCTCTTCGCGGAAGTAGTCGAACCTTCGACAGGCGCGCCCATTCAGGTGCGAGTCACCGTCGACGGCGAGATATATGCAACATTGACCATCCCGCCCGGGGAGACCTTGTCGGACCCCGTGTTGGATGGACTCACGCTGACGCCGCTGCAGGCCGGGAGCAAACTCGGCTTGGATGTGGTGCGCGTGGGTAACGATAGGCCAGGGTCAGGATTGACCGTAACCATGCGGCTCTGAATGCTATATTCAGGCCGTGGTAGTAGTCCAGAACGTGTCGAAATTGTTTCGTCTCTATGGACGGCCCTCGGACAGGCTCCGGGAGTTGCTGCCGTTTCGGAACAAGCCACTTCACACGGACTTCTGGGCGCTGCGCAACGTGAGCTTTACAGTTCAGCCCGGCGAGATCCTCGGCATCGTGGGTCCGAATGGCTCGGGTAAAAGCACGTTGTTGCAGATTGCTACCGGAATCCTGCAGCCGACGTCGGGGACGCGTATCGGTGGAGGGTCGCGTCTCGGCGCTGCTGGAACTCGGGGCTGGTTTCAACCCCGAGTTCTCCGGCCGCGAGAACGTCTATTTGAACGGCGAGATCATGGGCATGTCTCGAAAGGAGACGGAGCGGGTCTTTCCGGAAATCGAGGCGTTCGCGGAAATTGGTGAGTTCATCGATCGCCCGGTGAAGGAGTATTCGAGCGGCATGTATGTGCGGCTCGCCTTCGCTACGGCGATCCATGTGCAGCCGGATGTATTGATCGTGGATGAAGCGCTTGCCGTTGGGCGATGCAATCTTCGCGAATCGATGTTTGCAGAAGCTGGAGGAGTTGAAGAATCGCAAAGATCACCATCCTCTTCGTGTCGCACGACCTCGGGTTGGTGA